GAGGATCGTTCCTGAGAAAAGGATGGGCAGCGATGCGTGATAGGTTTGTTAGCCCCCAAGTGCGCATATTGCTTGAGCGCATGGACATGTGCCCCGAAGAGTTTGTACACCCTTTTGAGTCACGTCATGTAGAAACTAAATGGAACGATATATTACAAGAAGGCCGGTTTAATCGGGTTGAAAAGTTTTTGATTACGCGCAAATACGTTAAGTTAAGACGGCAGGCTACGCGAGACGCTATCATGGCTACCATTATGCATGATAAAACAAAAGAGCCACCTAATTATTTCTTTGATGCTGTATCCCTCGCAATTGCGAAAGTTAAAAAACCATGATCATTACAGTAGACTTTGAGACGTACTATGATAAAGAGTTTTCGCTCTCAAAGATGACTACAGAAGAGTATGTGCGTGACGACAACTTTGAAGTGATAGGGGTTGGCGTAAAGGTTGACGATGCCGAGACAGAATGGTTTAGCGGTACATACTCTGAGACCATGCATTTTCTAGGTAAGTTTAAGTGGTCTGAGGCGTTTGTCTTGGCGCATAACACTATGTTCGATGGCGCGATCCTTACTTGGAAGTTTGGTATCAAACCTATGGCATGGCTAGACACCTTGTGCATGGCTAGGGCGATTGACAACGAAGTATCAAATAGCCTTGCAAAACTTGCAGATCGTCTCGGGGTAGGTCAAAAGGGCAACGAGGTCATCATGGCTATGGGAAAACGGCGGGTCAACTTTACCCCCGAAGAACTAGCGCAGTACGGCAAGTATTGTTGCAATGACGTAGACCTTTGCTACAACATCTACAACATCCTGAAGCAGAACTACAAACTTAAGGAGCTTAAGTTAATTGATCTAACTTTGAAGATGTTTACCGACCCCGTATTGCAATTGAACCTACCTATGCTTGAACAGCACTTGGGGGAAGTTAAACACCGCAAAGAAGCATTGGTTGAGAAGGCCATGTCTGACCGCGAGACATTGATGAGCAACCAAAAGTTTGCTGAGAAACTAGCAGCCTTGGGTGTGCGCCCTCCGACTAAGATTAGCCCTACCACAGGCAAAGTGGCATTGGCATTAGCCAAGAGTGACGACGGTTTTAAAGCCCTAGCAGAGCACCCAAACGAAGAAGTGCAGGCGCTAGTGGCTGCTCGACTTGGGGCAAAGAGCACTTTGGAAGAGACAAGGACAGAGCGATTCATTTCAATAGCGAAGCGCGGGAGCCTCCCTGTCCCCCTACGGTACTACGCTGCACACACAGGCAGATGGGGTGGAGACGACAAACTTAATCTTCAGAACCTACCAAGGAAATCTAAACTCAAGGATGCCATTATCCCGCCCGAAGGCTATGTGCTAATCGATGCCGACTCCTCTCAGATTGAGGCGCGGACTGTTGCTTGGTTAGCGGGGCAGACTGATTTGGTAGATGCGTTTGAAAACGGCGAAGATGTTTACAGAATCATGGCATCTAGGATTTACCACAGGCCAATTGACAACATTACTACCGCAGAGCGATTTGTGGGTAAGACAACCATCTTGGGCGCAGGCTATGGCATGGGGTGGAAAAAGTTTCAACTGCAATTAAAGACTTTTGGCGTTGAGATGACTGACCCACTCTGTAAGCACATTGTTGATACCTATCGTGGGGTATACCCAAGGATACCGAACTTGTGGGCACAGGCTGAAAAATGCCTAGATGCTTTGGCTAGTGAGGATCTTAAGACTTGTGATTTTGGTACGCAACCACAGGCAGTAAGTTTGCTTCCCGGAGTTGGGTTTGACCTACCAAGCGGACTGCCTTTGAAGTACATGAATCTGCGTGCAATCGAAGAGCAGAACCCCAAGAGTGGGATATGGGAAAGGCACTACATATACAACACCCGCAAGGGCACAACCAAGATTTATGGCGGTAAAGTGGTGGAGAACATCTGCCAAGCCGTAGCCCGTTGCGTAATTGGTGAACAGATGCTGCGGATATCTAAGAAATACCGAGTTGTTCTTACGGTGCATGACGCAATTGCATGTGTTGTTAAGAAAGAAGAGGTGGATGAAGCGACAAAATACATTACCGAATGTATGAAGTGGCGACCAAAATGGGCAGAGACTTTGCCCTTATCGTGTGAAATTGGACATGGAGATAGTTATGGTGAATGTTAGAGGTGTGCAAGCATATAACAATGTAGCGTCATTACAGGGTGCAACTATGAAAATAGACACAGCATTAAACTACACGGCTCACGAACTAAAAGTAAAAGAGTTATTAAAAGAAATCCACGTACACTTACTTGAGAATGATCATGTAGCAGCAGCGTCTACAATCGAGCAAGCAATCGTTGAACTGCGGCTAATGAGGGCGGCTGTTAAAAGCCATATCAAAGAATGAAATATACTTGGTCATACAGCAGCATCTCCCTGTTTCAGCAATGCCCCCGCAAGTATCATCGAATGCGGATTGTCAAAGATATTGTTGAACCGCCGACTCCACACCTTGACTATGGCACAGAGGTTCACAAAGCAGCCGAAGATTATGTATGTGGGGACAAGTCACTAGACCCCAAATACGCTTTCATAAAGCCGACGCTAGATGCGCTCAAGGCGCTTCCCGGTATTAAGTTGTGTGAGTACGAGATGGGATTGACTAAAGACTTTGAGCCGGTTGGGTTCAAAGATGAGAATGTGTGGTTCAGAGGTATCGCTGACTTGCTAATTATTGATGGGGATCATGCTCACATTGTGGACTACAAGACGGGCAAGTCTTCTCAGTATGCTGATACTAAACAGTTAGAACTTCTGGCGCTATTAGTTTTCAAGCACTTCCCCCATGTGCAGTCGATAAAAGCAGGGTTGGTATTTGTTGTAGCCCAAGATTTAGTTAAAGCCTCATTTGTAAACAACATACAAGAAGATGCGTGGGGGCGATGGTTGCCTGAGATTCAAAGGCTTGAGGCTGCTATGACAAACGACGTATGGAACGCAAGACCGAACTTCACATGCAGAAAGTTTTGCCACGTAAAAGACTGTGAGCACAATGGAAAAGGACAATGGAGATGACAGCCAAGAAAACCCCCAAAGTTGAAGAGGTTACTTTCCCTCTAAATGATGTACCTTATGAAATGCGTAAATTAGCGTGGCCCTTTAAGACTCCAAAAGAGCATGAACTAATTCTTAAGTGGGCTAGAAAACAAACCAAGATAAGGAGAATTGTGTTTCCATGAGCGCAAATGATGAACAGGTTGGCGGTACGCATTACAAGGACAAGTCTATTCAGCCTTGGGATTACATAGCTGCCAACAACATCGGGTACTTTGAGGGCAACATTATTAAGTACGTTTCTCGGTGGCAAAGCAAAGGTGGCGTTGATGATTTAAATAAAGCCGCGCACTACCTTGAAAAATTAATTGAGTTGCAAAAGGAGCAATAGCATGTCATACGAACTAGACTACAGGGCACAGGGCACTGCTAATCGTAGACTGCTATCTGCGGTTGTGGCTTTAGCGATTCAAGATGCGCAATCAAAACCCCGCAGACTAGGGAGACTGCGTATACCCACAGATGAGGCAATTTCTGCAATCTACTTTTTGTTCCAGCATTCTGATACTTATTTGAGCATTTTAGACATAGATCCTCAGCAGTTTCGTGAAAGATTATTGAAGTTGATGTTTGACATGAATAGAAAGATTGCTCAGTTTGACCCAATTAAGCGCCGAAACTTTAGGTACAACTACGAATGGATGCGACGTAAAGAAAACATATTAGACCTAACCAAGGCTTACGAAGCAGAACTTGAGAAACTAGATGAGGATGAGGCTGCATGACTACTCAAACTCATACATCCCGGCACCCGTCAGGTCTGACATGGGAGAGATGGAATTGGCCTTTTAAGACACCGCAAGAACGGCAACTTGTAGCAAAGTATTTTAACCAAGTAAAAAAGATAACTGACAAAGAGGAAAAACAGAAAATGCTAAACGAAATAGGAGAGGCTTTATTATGAAAAAACTAATTGCGGGTTTGCTGTTTGTTCCCTGTGTGGCAAGCGCTGAGTTTCTTTCGGGTAATGACTTGCTATCAAGAATGAATAGCGAAGAGGTAGTTCAAAGGATGTTTGCCCTTGGGTATGTGGCAGGGGTTAGCGATGCCCAACAACACGTTTTCAGTTGTCCGCCAGCCGGTGTAACCAATGGTCAGGTCAGGGATGTGGCAAAAAGTTATATCGAAGCCAATCCCGGCATACGCCATAAGAGTGCAGATATGTTAGTTACCGATGCGCTGAAACAAGTGTGGCCTTGTGCGAACAGAAACAAAGGTAATGGAACCCGACTATAAAGGAGAAGAACAGTGGCAATTGAGATGACCAATTTTGAAGAGAAGGTGTGGAGGTATCTACTTTCTCATCCAAAAACTCCCGTTCAGGCAAAGACTATTGCAAGGGAATGGATTGCAAGCGAGGGCAAAGTAGGTCGTACCTTAAACAGATTTGTTGAGAACGGTATTGCGGACTTAATACGAATGGGTTCTAAGAAATTTTATAAGGTGAAAGAATGACCCCCGAAGAATACAAAGCCGAAATTGAACGCCTAAAAAAAGAAGTTGAGCATTTGAGACAGGCGTACCACAGGGTCAAGGATGAGAACGAGCGGCTGGCCCTTGACTTAGGTATCAAAAATAATCCACAATTTGGGAAACCTTATTAGGAGACTACCATGCCCTACGCAAACAAAGCCGACCGCAACTACAAGCAAGAATACGAAAACTATGATGGCACCGAGATGGTTAAAAAGAAACGTGCCGAGCGCAACCGAGCACGGCGAATCATGGAAAAGGCTGGCAAAGTTAGCAAGGGGGATGGCAAAGACGTACACCACGTTAAGGCGCTGTCTAAAGGTGGTTCACATAAAGACGGTTTAAAAGTTACGTCAGCAGCCAATAATCGTTCGTTTGATCGTGACTCCAAACAGAAGTTAATTTCAGAAGTTAGCCCACGGGAAAAGAAGCGTGCAAATAATAAATGACCGGATACTGCTAGTTAAGACTAAGTTTCCTAGCCGTATTACAGAAACAATCAAGAAGAGCAAAGTTGTACAAAAAGAGGGGGAAGTTAGTGAGGTAGCCGTCAACTGGGGGCTGTCTGAAGCCCAAGCTTTGCGTAAGTTACGGATTAAAAAAGTACCGTCCCCAATTCAGCGTGACTACGATTGGCCGGGGTTGCATAAGCCAATGGAGCATCAAAAAGACACAGCATCGTTTCTGACCCTACACAAACGGGCGTTCTGCTTTAACGAGCAGGGCACTGGCAAAACGGCCTCTGCCATATGGGCTTCTGACTACCTGATGGATGCAAAGATTATCCGTCGAGTGCTAGTTATTTGTCCCTTATCTATTATGCAATCCGCATGGCAAGCAGACCTATTTAAGTTTGCAATCCACAGGCACGTAGACGTTGCTTATGGAGCCAAGCAGAAAAGAGCCGAAATCATCAACGGCGGGGCAGACTACGTCATTATTAATTTTGATGGGGTAGAGGTTGTAAAAGACGATATCAAGAATGGGAAGTTTGACCTAATCATTATTGACGAGGCAAACGCCTATAAGAGTTCCCGCACTCAGCGCTTCAAGATAATGAAAGACATTATCCAACCGACCACATGGTTATGGATGATGACCGGCACTCCTGCTGCACAGTCTCCGCTTGATGCTTACGGGCTTGTCAAATTGTGCGTACCCGAAAGAGCGCCGATGACCTTGGGTGGGTTTAGAGATACTGTTATGTATCAATTGACTAGGTTTAAGTGGATACCAAAGCCGAAAGCAAACGAAGTCGTGCATGACCTGTTGCAGCCAGCCATTCGGTATACGAAAGAAGAATGCCTTGACTTGCCGGAAATGCTTTACACATCTCGGTATGTCCCCATGACCCCGCAGCAAGAGAAATACTACCGGCAGTTAAAGAAAGATATGCTTATTGCCGCTGCTGGAGAAGAGGTATCGGCTGTCAACGCCGCCTCAAGCCTGACTAAATTACTACAGATTTCAGGCGGTGCGGTCTACACCGACAACGGCAACGTAATTGAATTCGATGTATCAAACCGTCTCAAGGTAATTCAAGAAGTAGTTGAAGAAGCCTCACATAAGGTATTGATTTTCGTACCTTTTACTCACACTATTAATCTACTAAAAGATTACCTCACCAAACAAGGGATAGAGTCGGAGGTTATTAACGGTTCTGTAAGCGTCAATAAACGCACAGACATCTTCAAGCGCTTTCAGGAAAACCCTAACCCCAAAGTTTTATTAATACAGCCACAAGCCGCTGCACATGGAGTAACATTAACTGCTGCAAACGTTGTTATATGGTATGCCCCAGTGACATCTATTGAGACATACTTGCAGGCTAACTCGCGTGCGCACAGGCAAGGACAAAAGAATCCTGTAACTGTGGTGCATATCGAAGGTAGTCCTGTAGAAACAAAGTTGTATGCGATGCTGCAGAGCAAATTAGATTTCCACACTAAGATAATTGATTTGTACAAAAAAGAATTAGATACTTGACAAAGTACAGTTTTTAGATACAATAGTAAAAAACAACCAAGAGGACATATATGGATAAAGCCATAGATAAAATCGTCGCCGTTTACATCAAAATTCGTAACGCTAAAGAAGATTTAACACGCGAGTACGATGGTAAAATTGCGACCCTTGATGAACAGATGCGAACTCTGAAAGAAGAGTTGCTAAAGATATCTAAAGAAACCGGCGTCACAAGTTTCAAAACCGAGAATGGCACAGCCTACCGAACAATTAAGAATCGGTACTGGACTAATGATTGGGAAAGTTTCTACGGCTTCATGCGTGAACATGGTGCTATGGAGTTGTTGGAAAAGCGCATACATCAAACAAATATGCGTGAGTTTTTAGAGGATCGACCCGATGTGCATCCACCGGGATTAAATGTGGATCAAGAGTACGAAATCACCATTAGGAGAAAATAATGAGCAACGTTGCTTTGTTTAATCAAAATCTGCCCGACTACCTTAAGGAAGTTGAACTTGATGACTTAACTAAGTCTTTAGCGGGTAATACAGCACTAAAACGTATTTCTATTCGTGGCGGTGTATTCCGCATGATGGTTAGCGGTGAAGAGATTGCTAAGAACGAAAACCGTGCAATGAACGTAGTTATTGTTAACGGCAATCCGCACGTATCCCGACAGTTTTACTCTGGTGCTTATGTTGCTGGAGAGTCGGTTGCGCCTGACTGCTGGTCAAACGACGGTATTACGCCTGACTCAAGCATCGAGTCTGCACAAAACAAGACCTGTGATGGGTGCCCCCAAAACATTAAAGGGTCTGGTTCGGGCGACTCCCGTGCTTGCCGGTTCCAACAAAGGCTTGCTGTGGTTCTTGAGAGCGACATAGGTGGAGACGTATTCCAACTAACGCTGCCTTCTACTTCAATCTTTGGTCGTGGCGATTTGGATAAGATGCCTTTCCAGCAGTACGCTAAGTATGTAGGGTCGCAAGGCAAGAACATCAATACCCTAGTCACCGAGATGAAGTTTGACTCGGACAGCGCAACCCCCAAACTGACCTTTAAGCCGGTTAGGTTCTTGGAGCGTGAAGAGTGGTCAGTTGCTAAGGAGAAAGGCAATAGCCCCGCTGCTAAGTCTGCAGTCGTACAAACCCCAACGCAAACTGATGGGCCGAAGTCAAAGACCATATCGGTATCGGCAAAGCGGGTAGATGTTGCTGACGAAATAGCCGAGCCGACCAAGAAAACGGCTAAGAAAAATGTTGAGCCAGCAGCCAAGAAAGAATTTGCTGATGTCCTCAATGAGTGGTCTACCGACGATGAGTAAGCATGGCAGAAACACGCGGCTACTCGTTTCGGCTAATAGAAACTAACAAACGCGCAATCGCAACCCACCCCGGTGTCATGCTGGGGAGGTTGTGTATTGCTCAAGATATCCCAGTCTCGGACGCAGCACAGTTCTTCGGCGTAAGCCGTATGACCGTATACAAATGGTTTAAGGGTCAAGAAATGCCTCGCAAAAAACAGATTGAGAAGATTGAGGAAGTCATTGCGAAACTTAAAACTAAAGTCCACTTGGATTAGGAATGGCTACAACAGACCTATTGTCGGCGGTGCTATCCACAGAGGGGTGGTACTGCATTGTCGGCTTGAAGAAAAAAGGACTGCCCAAACAGGTCTTTGTACAGACGCTGGTAGAAGCAGACCAAGAAATACAATCCCTTTTAAGCAAGCACTATGATGTTTATTTTGCCTGCTCGAAGTACGAAAAGCCTTCCACACGGACAGCGGATAACGTAAAAAATATTAAGTCGTTTTGGCTTGATATCGATTGCGGAGAAGGAAAACCTTATGCAGATCAGGCTGATGGGGCTTTGGCCCTGCTCAACTTTTGCAAAGCATTAGGGCTTCCTAAGCCGACTATTGTTAATTCAGGGCGGGGGCTTCATGTCTACTGGCCTTTGATATCGGCTGTCCCTCGACTTGATTGGAAGCGTGTAGCAGAGAAACTAAAGAAACTTTGCGTCGATTACAACCTCGAAGCCGACCCTGCTCGTACATCAGATGCAGCATCTATCTTAAGAATACCGGAGACTTTAAACTATAAACCTGATCCCCCTGCGCAAGTCCAACTACAGCACCTTTCGCAACCAGTAGACTTTGAGTCGTTTAAAACTTTATTAGGTGTATCCGACACAGACGGAGAAGCGCCTGACTATGCTACTAGCAATTTAAATGAACTAACCAAAGCCTTGATGGGTAACCGGCAATCTCGGTTCCAAACCATTTGGCTAAAAACTCAGAACAGCGAGGGGTGTGCTCAGATAAAGTATGCGATGGATAACCAAGAAAGTTTGGAAGAGCCGCTTTGGCGTGGCGCGTTATCAATTGCAGCATACTGTGTAGATAGTGATACAGCCGTACATGAGATATCTAAAGGACACCCAAACTACTCTGAGCAAGAGACTGAAAACAAAGTTAAGTTAATTAAAGGCCCCTATACCTGCGAAGTATTTAATAAGAACAACCCCAACATCTGCGACAAGTGCCCGCATTGGGGTCAGATCAAATCGCCTATTGTGCTTGGTGCCGAGATTGCTGAAGCCGCACCGGAAGATAATGTTGTTCAAGTTACCCCACCGGCTGCGTTTATGCCGGTTACATACACTATTCCTGAGTACCCGTTCCCATTCTTTAGAGGTAAGAACGGCGGAGTTTATTCCCGCCCCGCCGAAGATGGCGAAGAGCCAGACCTAATTTATGAGCATGACCTGTATGTAGTAAAGCGTATGCGTGACCCCGAGTACGGCGAAATGGTTTGGATGAGGCTGCACACACCAAAAGATGGAGTCAAAGAATTTGCATTGGCGGCTATGGACTTACTTGCAAAAGAGAAACTGCGGGACAAGCTTGCTTATCAAGGAATCGTTGCCATGACTAAGCAGATGGAAGCAATTATGTTCTATGTTGTGCGGTTTACTAAGGAGTTGCAGTTCAAACACGAGGCAGAAATTATGAGAACGCAGTTTGGTTGGACAGATAAATATAAATCTTTTGTAGTAGGCGACACAGAAATTTGCGCCGACGCCGACAGGTATAGCCCACCGTCTAGTTACACTAAAGAACTAGCGCCGTGGTTTGAGCCACAAGGCACGCTAGAAGAATGGCAGTCTGTTATTAATGTTTATAACAACCCCGGCTTTGAGCCTATGGCATTTGGCTTCTTTACGGCTTTTGGTGCCCCCCTTATGAAACTGCTGAACCTCAAGGGAGCCATCATCAACCTAATCAACAACGAGTCCGGTACAGGTAAGACTACGACGCTGAAGGCTATGCATAGTGTGTACGGCCACCCCGAGGAGTTGATGCTGATTCAGAGGGACACTATGAACGTCAGGCTGCACCGGCTTGGGGTTATGAACAACCTTGGGTTAGGCTGTGACGAGATTACCAAGATGACTCCAGACGACTTCTCCGACTGGGCATACGCTGTTTCTCAAGGCCGAGGCCGTGGCCGGATGAAGTCTAGTGCCAATGAAGAGCGTAAAAACTTTGCCCGTTGGGAGACTATCCTCCTGTGCTCGTCAAACGCATCGGTGGTAGACAAGTTGAAGTCCTTGACTAAGTCGGCAGACGGAGAGTTAATGCGGGTTATCGAGTATGAAATCCCGTCAGTCAAGCTGCTCAGCAAGGAAGAAGCGGATGAAATTTATCCTAAGTTGTATACAAACTATGGTCACGCGGGGCGTATATACCTGCGCGACTTGGTTTCTAACTTGGAAGAACGGCTTGAAGAAGTTCGTCAAATCCAAAAGATCATCGATAAAAAGGTTGGATTCACAAACCGTGAACGTTTTTGGTCAGGTGTTGCTGCTTGCAATATTGCTGGGGCTTTATTTGCTAGGCGTTTGGGGCTTTTTGATATTGATGTTGGCAGAGTGTTCAAGTGGATGCTCACCCATTTTGGGGAAATGAAAGAGGAGATTAAGCCACCCCTGACGAGCCAAGCCAGCGTCATCGGCGAGTTTTGGAATATGCACCGCAACAATACGCTGGTTATTAATGGTGAGGTTGACAAGCGAACCGGGGTAGAAATGTTGCCGATTCTAGAGCCACGCGGGGAGTTGATGATCCGCATGGAGCCGGACACCATGAAGTTGTTTATTACGGCTACCGCACTGCGGAAATACTGTACCGAGCATCGGATCACGCTAAAGGATGTCCTGACTTCTTTGACCGCCGAGGGTGTCTATGGGGGCGCTACGAAGAAACGGATGTCTAAGGGCACTAAATTAAGCGCTGTGCCGCCCGTGGATGTGTACGTCTTTGACTGCTCTAGGGGTGATTTCCTTGACCCAGACGTCTTTATCGCCGCCGCCCAGCACGGTTTAGACGACCCTGATGCGGCTCAGGAAGAGGTTCAGGAGGAGGCTCCGGCGGAGGAAACACCGAAAGATGCAGGTTAATGGGGTCAACTACGAGGTCGATTGGACTAAGTTTAGGGTAGGCAGATCCTTCTTTGTGCCCTGCCTAGATGTAGAGGAAGCCCGAGCCGTTGTAAAAAACACTATGGACAGACTGGGATTTGAGGTCAAAGTAAAGTTAGTAGTGGAGGACGGGTTCCGTGGCTTGCGTATTTGGAGAATTGGGTAGTACACTTCGACCTGACAGTGCCTCCTCGCTGTCGGTGCCTATGGCACTCCTCTTGGTGGTTGAACTCCTTCAACCTTGCACCCCCGCCCAGCGCGGGGGTCTTTTTTACTCTCTGCCGTATTCCAACATTGGGGAAACCCGTGGGCGTAGTTTCTTCTGAATCTGCGCACCGAACACTTCGGCTTCCATTTGGTTCTGCCCCCGACGCTTGAAAGAGTCGATTACATCTTTTGGTTCAACTGCGTACTCTGGGTACTTTTGATTAAACTTTTGGATGTTTTCAATGGTGTCTGCATAAGCATCGGTATTGCCGCGCTCCATCCACAGTCTATTCATTAGGGTATTACGCTTGTCAATTACCTTTTGCTCGTAGGTCTTAGCCTCAATGGCTGCTTTCTGTTTTTGAGCAAGGCGCTCAGGCTGCAGTCCAATTGATTGCATTGCAAGTTCCCAAGCCGAAAAGTTATCTACTAGCGTAATTCCAGATCTAGTTTTAGCCCCCTCATCAGCCATGCGATAGGCAGCAGCAGGTTTAGACACAATTGCCGGAGCGGCTTTCTCAAAGGCACGTTGGTACTGCCCTTGCTCCATTAATTCGATAGCCTCGGCCCAATTTACCCCTAACCCAACTACAGGGCCAGCATTGGCAATCACACTCTCCACCACATTCTCTCGGGTATCGGTAGAGAACCGAGGGTCGCGCAACCATAAATTTACGGGGTCAAGGCTGACACGCTCACTCAGTGAGCCACCAGTTGCAACTGAAGCCGGGCCACGGACAACTGCCTCCATAGTTCCACGGCCAGCCTTACGGGCAGTGTCTTCACCCATGCCCATCTTCTTGTATATGTCGGCTACATAACCACCAAGTTCGACTTCCATGTAGTTCTTAAACCAGTTATCCCAGTCAAAGAACTCATCGTCGTCATCGTTTGCCATCATCTTGACCAGCGTGCCAATACCCAAAGTAAAGAACGGCAATGCCTCTGCGCCCCCAAGAAGGAACGTCATGCCTAAGATGCCAGCCAATCGACGGCGTCCCTCTTTATAAGTCTCACGGCGCTGGGCATCGGCCTCGGCTATACGCTGCTCAATAACATCCGGCGCAATCTTATCTTTCTCCAATTGCCTACGAAACTCTTCAATCTCACCCTTGCGAAATGGCGCAGCAAATGTGTAATAGAAGTTACGCCCTATAATGTACGTAGCCAATACCGAGTACTGCTTAAACTTAGTCAGCACCGACAACAACGGTGGGGTAAAGTACCGTGGCTTCATCTGACGAGTAAAATCGCCTAGGGACAGACCAGCAATATCTTTGGCTTCTGTAATCGCTAATTCAAAGGCTTCATCAGGTGTATTGGCTATTGGATTGCCTTGAGCATCACGCTGTATAACACCACGCAAGTCTTTCTTAGGTTCTTTTAAAAACTTCTCATGTGCCAACTCAAAGGTTGACAGCAGCGTTACTTCTCGATTTAGCCGCTCAGACTGGTGGAAAAGGGCTGCAATTACCCGCTTAACAGTATTGTACCGACCAGTATAAAGTTCTGATGGGCGCCCCCCAATATCCATAATGTCATTGGTCTGCGAGATATTAATGTCGTTGTCTTCAATAAATCGGTCTGCGGCACGCTGAAGAAGAGGGTCAAGTTTGCCACCCTCTACAATTGATGGGAACTCCATCTGCATAATTTCACCCTTTAGCGCCGGAGATATTGTGCGCTTGGGTAGCGTAGCCGTATAACGACCAAGATTCTTTAGCATTATTGCGTTGGCTTTAGCGTATCCGTACCGACCACCGATATAAGGCATTGTGATCGCTGCCATACCCAAAAGGTTTAGCATGGCCGAAAATGGCGAAGACAACATAAAGTAGAAGGTAGCATCAGAGGCTTTACCGGCTACAACCGCAGCCATGCTGGTGTCCTCGTTGCTCAGGATTGTCGGCGTGCGCTTCTCAACTTCCTTAATGTAATCATCATAGACGTCTGAGTTTGGTAGTTCTTTGATGTAATCTTTGGCGTTAATTAAGTTGTTTACAAACTTCTCAGCAAATTTAAACCGAGACTGCTGGTATGCGGTATGGACTGCCGTAGTAGCAAAAACACGGATCATATCCTCGCTGGCACCCTGAATTGACTGCCGGTTGATAAACATCTTCCGAACACTCTGCTGGGGAAGCAAGATATAAATTAGTTGGTCAAGGCTTTCTTTAAGTTCTTTCTTGACGTCGGCAACGTTATTAGACGTAACCTTATCCACAAGGTCTTGGGCGTCCTTAAGAACCTGAGTTGAACTAACGTTTTGGTTGTACAACTCTGAGATGCCGTTACCCTTGCGCATGGTCTCGGCCAAGTCTCGCTGTTGTGCATTACCTTTTTCTAATTGGTTCTTCCGTTTTAAGAAAGCCATTTCACGGCCAAGCGCCGTTTCAAACTCATAGAACTCTTTGAAGTTGCCCTTGCCGACTTGGAACCAATAGTTACCAAAACGACGTAGGGGGAAGTAAGGTGCGACTAATTTATCACGACCAAACTTATCATTGATTTCTTTAATAACCTTTTGTCGCTCGGCTTTGGGCAGTTGCAACGCACGCTTCTTCATCTCCGAAATCATTGTATTAATGGAGTCGGCGTAGAAATCACGAACTTTGCGGTAAACTTCTTTGAACTCAGGCCTCAAACCATCCCAAGCGGCTTGCATTTCTGGGTTTAGTGTCCCTGCTTTTGCAGTGTCTGGATCAACCCCACGAATAGTTGCCTCTAACATAACGCGACCAGTAAGCCGAGACTGCCCCGGATAGCGTGCTTGCAAGCGAGTCCATTCGGCCAAGATGTCTTTAGCCTTGGTCATTGTGCGGTTCCGATCAGCAATCATCTGCTCAATAATTCGGATAGCGCCGCTAATCTGAGGGAACTTAGTTTTAGTTAAGTCATCAATTTGGCGTAAGTTAGCAAAGCCGAGAATAGACCGACGGAATATAGTATTGCCTGCACCCCACATTGCTTTGGAAATACGGGGTAGCATCTGACTCCACTGTTCGTGCCCTTTAATAGCATTTTGGATTTCGTCGGTAAGTTTGACGCCAACCTGCTCTGCGGTACGCCAACTCTTTGTGGATACGGGGCCACGGATTCTTTTACCTTTTGGAGCAAACCGAGCACCTGCCGCTGTGGGGGTACGGGTGCGCACTGCCGAGAACAACTGTGTGGCCGTAGCCATAGCGTTACTAGCGAGGTTATCTATGCCGACCATCTGGTAAATTGCACGGACTAGGCGTGTAAAGAACGGCATCTTAGCCGGTTTGTACATCATCTTTCTAAGTCGGTCTTGGAATGACTTATTAGTAAAGACCTCAGATACAAACTCGTGGATATCAGTTAGACCATACAAGTCCAGCGGGATATTAGCGACTGCATACTCATACATCTTTTGGAGTTCTTCACGAGCAGCACGCTGCCCTTCCGTAAGCGTATTGGGGTCGGCGTTAAGGATAGCCTCAGTAGCCGCGTGCAGTACTTCGTGTAAGAAGACGTCGTTTGTAGAGTTATCAAGGTCTATCGTAATAGCATCAAATGCCGGGTAATAAGCACCGGCAACCTCCAACCCACGGATGTTGTCTTCAAAGGCTTTGTTAACATCGGTAAATTCTGCAATTACCGGCTGCATGTTATAGCGAGGAGAGCGTAGTTCTTTTATACCTCTATAGACTTTTTCAAGGTTTTCATCCCGGTCATAGTTTTCAAAATATTTGCTATACAAATCCGGGTAGGTAAGCTGAACGTAATTAAACATTCGCTTCTGTTGATGATGTGTTTTTAAGTCAATCTGGCGACGGGTTAAGTCTCGAGCGCTATTGAAGCTAATCGTAGTTGGTAGGTCTAACGCTGCTAGTTTTGCGGCTAGTTCTTTGTATAGCGGATTAGTAAGCCGAGTTGAGAGTACCTCAAGAGCGCGCTTTAAATTGCCTTTGGCTATCTCATCGGCAACTGCAGGGGCAATATTTCGGGGCTTAGCAAGTCGATTTATTACTTGGTCTTCGATGCTTCCCGGCGTAGTTTGCCCAGAAAATCTGGCACGCTCGCGCTCTTCTGCAAGATCTGCAAGGCTGCGTTCAGTTCCTTCAGATACTCCGGGTTCGCCTTCTGTTGTTCCCCCAAGTCCCTCCATGCGCTCAGCACGGAGTTCATCTCTCCTTTCGTAGGAGCCAGAGTCTTGGAAGCGCTTTCCACGAGGTTTAGCGTTTGCATTTGTATTTACCTCTCGAATAAATTCAAAAATATCTTTGTTATTACGATATGTTTTAAACAACCGCTGACGAATATCGTTTAATGTGGTATCCCCTACAAGAGATTCACCTTCCATCCGATACAGAATCCGTTGCATTTCAGCAGGGAAGTCGGCGTTGTGACTGCGAACTTTATGGTGTGCTAACTCATGCACCATCGTACCCAAGATACCTGCTGCAGCAAACCGTGGTTCAATTGACTCAGTTACAGCCGGGTTTACATACGAACCACTAAAAGGCAATCGTATGCTTACACCTCGATAATTTGTGTCAAAACTTACGCCGATAGCCTCATTGCGAAGGTCATCGTACCCCATGAGGTCGGCAACATAAGACCTAAGTTTCTGGAACTCATCACCAATTTCGTATATGAACTTGTCAAAACGTTGGTCAAATTTGTCTCGGGCCATCTGCACCAGAGATTGACCCCTAACATTTGCTATCTTACGTTCAAGTTCGGCTTTTTTAGATCCCCATTCAGCATCGGTAAGTTTATCGTCATACCAATCAGACCTAACGTCTTCCAATTCTTTTTTGAGTTTCTTAATTTCTTCTTGATCTGGGATTTCTACGTTGTCATGCAACATGACACGTTTAGCATCAACGTTGGCTTGGTCAATCTTAAATTCGTCAAGGTTAATTCTAGAATTCTTAAGGTCATCTTGGGACAGTTCAGGGATAACCCGACCTTTAACAATTAAGCGGCCTTCTTTAACCTCAATGACATCGCCTTCAGAGATGTCAGAAGCAACTTTTACAATTCCAGCATCGCCTTTAGGAGCAAGTTCTTCCGGTGCAGTTGCTTTAATAGTTCCTCTGTCGTCGTACAAATACTGTATTGACCCAAAGTTTTTAGCGTCATTCCCTAAATCGACAGCTCCATAAACTAAGTTCAAATAACTAGTTAACTGTTCAAACCCTTTTTCCGTCGTTGGCGAAAACCGTTGCCGATTTAAGTCAAACGGATAATTAAAATCTTCTGGTTTTACATTTTTGTTAGGAGATACGTCAAGATAAAAATTTCTAGGTACTGTTTTAGAATCAAAGCCCGCACCTACTGCAATCCTTCCGTCAAACTG